AGGCAGTTTGGCAAGACTATGCTTGGCATCAACCAATTATTATGGTGGGCCATCAATGATAAAGGTTGCAAGATTGCTTGGGTAACTCCAGTCTATAAGCAAGGCAAGAAAGTATTCTCTGAAATGGAGAGAGCCACATCAGCCAGTGGTTTATTCTCATTCAATAGATCAGATCTGATGATCAGTGGATTTGGATCAACCATTGAATTCTTTTCTGGTGAGAGACCAGATAACATTCGAGGTAACACATTTGATTACATGGTTGTGGATGAGATGGCATTCACCAGAGCAGAGTTATGGGATGAGGTGTTGAGTGCAACAGTTCTGGTCAAAGGCAAGAAGATTATATTCATCTCAACTCCGAAAGGAAGGAATCATTTTCATAAGCTCTGCATGCAGCCAAACTATGATGATCGTTATGCTTACTTTCATTTTACATCCTATGACAATCCTATGATTGATCCAAGAGAATTGGATGAGAGGAAAAGGTCATTGCCAGATCATGTATTCAGACAGGAGTACTTGGCTGAGTTCATTGACAATGCCAGTGGTATATTCAAGAATGTCAATCAATGCATTGGAGCTGGAGTCAAGACAGCCAAGATGTATGCTGGCTTAGATATTGGTAGAGCTGATGACTACACTGTTTTAACTATCATCAACCAGGATGGTCAGATGGTTGCAGCTCACAGATGGAGGCATGATGAATGGAGCAAGATTATTGAGAAGGTGGCAACCATCATCAAGCAATACAATGCAACAACATTGGTGGAGGTGAACAATCAAGGTGATGTATTCTTTGAAATGCTCCAGACAAGGTGTCGTAACTTGATTTATCCATTTGTCACTACATCCAAAACAAAGCCAATCATCATTGAGGACCTGGCTGTTGCATTTGAGCAATCGGCAATCTCAATTGTTAATGAGCAATGGTTGATAGATGAGATTGAGAATTTTTCCTATATTTACAATCCGAATACAAGGAATGTTACCTATTCAGCTCCAGCTGGCTTGCATGATGATGGTGTCATCTCAACAGCATTGGCTTGGAACTGCAGAAAGGAATACAGCAATAAAGGAAGATACATGGCATTGAGAGTATGAAACAGCTTGAGATAAAACTACCAGGATCAATAAGTGAGTGCACCCCAGATCAGATGTCCAAGTGGCTGATGATGGCAGAGGCAATGAAGGATCACAAGGATGATATTACTCAATTCCTAATCTTCCAATGTCAGTTGCTCAGCTTGTTTTCTGGAGAGTCAATCAACAAGATAAAGAGAGCAGATGTCAATAGCATCCAAGAAGCTTCATCTCACATGCTCAAGATATTAATATCCTATAATTATCAAGAGCCAAAAGAGTTGATTACTATTGATGGCAAGCTGTTTAAGTTTGAGAAAAACTTTGGTCATGTTTCAACTGGACAGATCATTGACTTAAAGCTGATTGAAGATATCAGCCAGGATCCAGCTCAAGCATTGGCAATCATGTACGTTGAGCAAGGGATGGAGTATTGCCAGGAGGATGACAGAGGAAGAGTGCTGAATCCTAATGAGGACAGATATAAGATATTCAAGGAGCATTTCCCTGGTGATGAGTTTTTAAATTTCTTCAGTTTTTTTTTGGACTTATCAGAAAAGCGGAAGATGGCTATCTTAGGAATCCAGACAGCGAGAGCGAGGATGGAGATGATGCAGATAGTACAGGACCAGAAGATTCAGAGTGGTTTAACTGGACAACTATCTTACATAGACTATCCAAAGAAATGGGAGTTAGTGTGGACAAAGTTACGCAACAGCCTTATGTGAAAACATTATTCTGGATTAACTACTTTAAGATAGTGGATGAAAAAGAACATCAACGCATATTAAGTAATGGCAGATCTTGACTTTCTTGATGACTTTGGGATATCAGCCAGTGATGCTGAGCAACCAGCAACAGTATATGATAGGTTTTTAATCAGCCTATCAAATCAGCTTGCAGAGGAGTTTAGAGATTACACTAAGAAAGTTGCCAGCAATACAGGAGCATTGGCAGCATCCATCATTCCTGTTCCAACTGGAAACCTATCATTCATATTACAAGCTGATGATTATTATCCATTTGTTGATGAGGGAGTGAATGCTGTTGGCACCAATAATCATGGGAGCAGATTCTCATTCAATTATCCTGGTGTATCTCACAACATGGCTACAGCAATAAGTCAATGGAAGGGATTGGATATGACTCATGCTTATGCTGTAGCATCCAACATCAAGCAAAGAGGATTGAGGCCAAAGAGAATCACTGATAATGTTGTCACTGATGAGGTATTGAATAAGATTGCCAATGACCTTGCAGAGATAACAGGATTAATGTTTGAGATTACATTTAATAAAAATACAGATACATGGCAGTAACAATATATGATGAGCCACAATTAATTGCACCAGCTGGGAATCCATTGGTGTTCACATTTAGCAGTAATCAGACTTCACAACCAAATTTTAGTTTTATTGTTGAGCTTTACATTGACTCAACATTGAGATTGACTCAAGAAGTATTTAGGCAATTCAATACTCTTTCCAGGATTGATGTATCTGAGGCTGTTCAGAGTGCAATGACCAATATCATTCCAACCACAGATATTGAGTATGATGCAACACAATCAATGGTAACTTATGCGATTATAGTATATGAGAAGTATGGAACAACTCCAACCATTCAAGCCAGCGATACAAGCACAACATTGAAGGCTATCAATGCAGCTCTTGAATATGATGAGTGGGTGAACTGGGATTACACAATATATGATCCTAACTTGACTCAAGATGCAATCTTCATGACTTACTTTCCAACAAGCAAGAGAGCTTTATGTGGAATGGAGGAAAATTTTTTTCTTGGGTACCTGGAGCAGAGTGGAGTGGTTCCTGTTGTATTGAATGTGAGATTATATGATGTATCATCCAGCTTAATTGCAAGTGATAGCATCTCATTGACATCAACAGATTTCAATATCTTGAATGTAGGTCCACAGCAAATCATTGCAAATTCAACCATAACACAAATTGATTTTGATGATTGTTACAGATATGAGGTTGAGGTTGATGTTTCTGGTGTTTCATTTGTTGGACCATTCACAATATACATGGACCTTGATTGCAAGAGATATGATACTTACAGATTGCATTGGTTGAATAAATTCGGAGCCTTTGATTCATTCACATTCAGCCTGGTATCAACAGATGCAGCAACAGTTCAAAGTTATGGATATCAGAGAGATCCTGGAGTATGGGATGGGACAAGTTACACATATCCTCTATATGCTGGCCAAGCAATAAACTTTGCCAAGACGAAAACTGAAACATTGACATTGAACTCAGACTGGATAAATCAAGATGTCCAGCAATGGCTTGTTAAATCTTTGTTTGATTCTCCAGTTGTTTATCTTGAGGTAAATGGAGGACTTGACTTTGAGATTGTCAAGGTTACCAATTCCAATTACACATTGAAGCAAAGGAGGAGAGATGGCCTCATTCAAGAGGTTGTCAACATCGATAGAACATTCACATATAGATCACAATTGAACTGATGGCTGGAGAGTTATTCATAAACGGGAGGCTGGTTGATATTGACCAAGATGCTCCATTTCCATTGACATTCAATATCAATGATATCAAGGATCTGAATGCAAGGAAAGGCAATAAGTCCAAGACCATCACATTGCCAGGAACAAAGAGCAATACAGCTCTGATGTTGAGTGTATTCACCTTGAGTGCAACAGAGAAGATAAGTGATACAGATAGTGATTTTGTTGACTTTGATCCAAGCATAAAGGCAGAATGTCAATACTATCAGAATGGCTTGCTTGAGTTTAATGGTGTTGCTCAGTTGATGAGCTGTAAATTGTTGAATGGTATCTGGTCCTTTGATGTGACTCTTGTCAGTGATACCATTGATTATATCTCAAGGTTGACCAAGATCAAGGTAAATGAACTTGGATTCAGTGAATACAACCATACATTAACTTATGCCAATCAGCAAGATACTTGGAATGGAATCATCCAATTGAATGGATCACCTTCCAGCAATCAAGACTCTCAAGGATGGACTGGTCGAGGATATTACTATGGCTTGATTGATTACGGGTTTACTCGGCCAACTCCATCGACATTTGGTGTTGAACACATTCCTCCTCAAGTATTCTGTTATGAGGTATTGGAGAAAGCTTTCAATTATTGTGGCATCACATGGGCAAGTCAATTCCTGGAGGACCAGAGATTTAAAAAGCTGTTGCTTGCTTATCCTGGTGGAGATCTTCCAACCATAACACAAGCACAGGCAGATGGTGATAGTTCATTCACACAAGAGGATAATAATGCTGGAGGATTTATCTTCAATACGAACTTTTTAACTTTACAAGATCCAGAGACTCCCATAGGATATTTAAACACATTCAATCAAGCCTTTGCTGATAATTATGATTGCACAGTTGTAACAGATACTCTTAATCAGATACAAACAACTGGACCATTAAGATGGGTTGCAGCATCAGAAGGATTATTCAATGTGAAATATTAT